ATGATTAAAATCAATAAGCTAGAAATCGAAAACGTCAAACGAGTAAAAGCGGTAAAAATTGAGCCGACATCTTCAGGATTGACAGTAGTTGGTGGTAAGAACAATCAAGGTAAAACCAGTGTACTCGATGCTATCGCATGGGGACTGGGTGGTAATAAATATCGTCCGTCGCAGCCTGATCGTGAAGGATCGGTGGTTCCGCCTTATCTGCACATTACACTATCCAACGGCCTAATCGTTGAGCGAAAAGGTAAAAATAGCGATTTAAAAGTCCTTGATCCAGGAGGCCAGAAAGGTGGCCAACAGCTTCTGGACAGCTTTGTGGAAGAGTTGGCCATTGACCTGCCGAAGTTCATGAATGCTTCCAATCGAGAGAAGGCAAACATCCTACTTCAAATCATAGGAGTAGGTGGCACGCTGTATGAACTGGAAACAAAGGAGAAGGAAGTATACAACAATCGGCGGGCGCTTGGTCAGATTGCAGATCAGAAAGAAAAGTTCGCTAAAGAGCAACCGTACTTTACAGACGCTCCGAAGGAACCTGTCTCCGCTTCGGAGTTGATTCGCCAGCAGCAAGGGATCTTAGCCCGGAATGGTGAGAATCAGCGTAAACGGCAGCGTGTGACGCAGATTCAGGCAGAGTTTGAACAGCATGGTCGTGAAGTGGTTCGGTTGACTGCGATGCTCAACGCTGCCCAAGAGAAGTATAGCCAGGCGCAGAATGACCTAGCGATTGCACAGAAAGATGCGCTCGACCTGATCGACGAGTCAACGGCTGAACTAGAGTCTAACATTCAGCAGATCGACGAGATCAACCGTAAGGTAAGGGCGAATCTGGATAAAGACAAGGCCGAAACGGATGCAGGCGACTACCGCCAGCAATACGAAACACTCTCAACCGAAATCACGGCGATTCGCAAGCAGAAAACGGACCTTCTGACAAATGCAAACTTGCCACTGTCTGGTCTGTCGGTTGAAGATGGTGAACTGATTTATAACCGCCAGAAATGGGATAACATGAGCGGTGCTGACCAGCTAAAAGTTTCCGCGGCAATTGTCCGAAAATTGAAACCTGACTGCGGTTTTATCCTACTAGACAAATTGGAACAGATGGATTTGGAGACATTGCAAGAGTTCGGCCAATGGCTAGAGCAAGAGGGACTGCAAGCTATTGCAACGCGAGTCAGCACGGGTGAAGAATGCTCCATCATTATCGAAGATGGTTATGTCGCAGGGCAGGAGATTTCAACACAGCAGCCTGTGCAACAACCGGAAGCAAAAACGTGGAAAGCAGGTGAATTCTAATGTTTGAGATTACTGGCGGAAAAGTACAGAAGGCCAAAAAGGTTGTCCTTTACGGACCTGAAGGCATCGGTAAATCATCGTTGGCAGCTCAGTTCCCGAACTCGGTTTTCATAGATACTGAAGGCAGTACAACCGAACTGGACGTAAAGCGATTCCCGAAGCCGACCAGTTGGGAGATGATCAATCAGCAAGTCAGATATGCCATTCAGCAAGGTCCGTCCCTGATCGGTACATTGGTCATTGATACCATCGACTGGGCCGAAATGCAGTGCAATGAAAGTGTATGTGCGAGCCACAACAAAAAGGGCATCGAGGATTTCGGATATGGCAAAGGATATATTTTCGCTGCCGAGGAATTTGGACGCTTCCTGAACCTTCTAAGTGATGTAGTCGAAGCCGGAATTCATGTCGTACTGTCGGCACATTCGCAGATCGTCAAGTTCGAGCAGCCAGACGAAATGGGCGCCTACGATCGCTACCAACTTAAGCTCGGGCAAAAGACGAGTTCCAGAACGGCAGCATTGGTCAAGGAATGGGCTGACATGGTGCTCTTCATTAACTACAAGACTTTCAGTGTTGCCGCTGACCAGAAAGGAACGAAGCACAAGGCCCAAGGCGGCGTGCGGACGGTTTATGCAACGCACCACCCAGCTTGGGACGCAAAGAACCGTCATGGCCTACCAGACGAGTTTACGTTGGATTACGGGCAGATCGCACATATCTTCGCTGGAGCTGCTCCAGTTTCACCGCCAACACAGATTGCGCCGCCTACACCGCCGCCGACCGCTGTTGTAGCGCAGACAACTCAAACGGAACCAGCCCAGGTGGCGAGCTCGTCGCAACAACCGGCAGCCGCAACGCCAGAGACGCAGGATGGTTTGAACCCGAATATTCCGCAGTCACTTCGTGATCTAATGGCGCAGCATCAGGTGCAGGAGTACGAGATCCAGTTGGTTGTTAGTCAAAAGGGATACTATCCGAATGATACACCAATTTGCAATTATGATTCATCGTTCATTGAAGGAGTATTGGTGGGGGCTTGGCAGCAAGTGTTTGGCATGATTCAAGATGCTAGAAACAAAATTCCATTTTCATAATACAGGAGGATTAACACATGAATCAAAACATGGAAAGAGAACTAGGTTGGGATGATCAGATTCAAAAGGACGGTGTGGACTTTGTTGTCCTTACCGCTGGTGACTATAATTTCACGGTTTCAAAATTTGAACGTGGTCGTTTTGCTGGTAGCGAAAAAATGCCGGCATGCAATCAGGCTAAATTGGAATTAACGGTTCATTCGCCGGAGCACGGTGATGTTGTCGTATTCCATAACCTGTTCTTGCATACCAAGACAGAAGGTTTGTTATCCAACTTCTTCGCGGCGATCGGTCAGAAGAAGAAAGGAGAACCGCTACGCATGAATTGGAATGCTATAGTCGGTGCAAGGGGTAAGCTGAAGCTGGAAATTAACACTTTCAAAGGCCGAGACGGTGCGGACCGTACCAATAACCAAGTTAAGTCCTTCTATTCTTACGAGGAACTGATGCAGCAACAACCGCAGCAGCCACAATATAATCAGGCTCCACCTCAATATAACCAACAGCAAGCACCATTTCCAACAAACCAGCAAAGCGGTGGATTTACACCCGGCCAGTTTTAGGAGGTAGCCTATGGAACTTAGACCATATCAACAGGAGGCACGTCAGTCTATTCAGACGCAATGGTCTGACGGTGTTCAGCGGACATTGCTTGTCCTACCGACGGGCTGCGGGAAGACGATTGTTTTTTCAAAGGTAATTGAGGACCGAGTGAGGCTGGGCGAGCGCGTGCTCGTCCTTGCCCACCGAAGCGAGCTCTTGGATCAGGCTTCCGATAAGCTGGAGAAATCAACAGGACTGAAAACAGCGACTGAGAAGGCGGATCAGACATCGATCGGTAGTTGGTACAGAGTTGTCGTCGGAAGTGTTCAGACGATGATGCGCGAGAAACGGTTACAGCAGTTCGATAAAGATTTCTTCGATACGATTATTATCGATGAGGCACACCATTGCTTATCAGATAGCTATCAGCGCGTGTTGCAGTATTTCGAGCAGGCGAACGTATTGGGTGTAACAGCCACGCCGGACCGCGGGGATATGCGAAATCTTGGATCATATTTTGAAAGCCTAGCCTACGAATACACGCTGCCAAAGGCTATAAAAGCAGGTTTCTTGAGTCCAATTAAGGCGATGACCATTCCGCTGCAGATCAATCTATCAGCCGTGGGTCAGCAGGCCGGAGACTTCAAAACACAAGACTTGGGTACTGCATTGGATCCATACCTGGACTCTATCGCCGCCGAGATGTGGAAAGTAGCAAGTGACCGGAAGATCGTCGTATTCCTTCCATTGGTTAAGACAAGCCAGAAATTCACCGAGATTTTGAATCGATTCGGCTTTAAGGCTACGGAAGTAAATGGAGAATCACAGGACCGTGCTGAAGTCTTGGCAGACTTCGACGCAGGCAAGTACAACGTTCTGTGCAATTCCATGTTGCTGACGGAAGGTTGGGACTGTCCTAGTGTGGATTGCGTTGTTGTCCTGCGGCCGACGAAGGTTCGCAGTTTATATAGCCAGATGGTCGGGCGAGGTACCCGACTCTTCCCTGGAAAAACTGAATTATTGTTACTCGACTTCTTATGGCATACCGAGCGGCATGAGCTTTGCCATCCGGCGCATTTGATCGCGGAAAATGAGGAGATTGCCAAAGCTATGACCAAGCAGATCGAAGAGGCTGGGATCCCGTTAGATTTGGAAACGGTCGAAAAGCAGGCTGCCGAGGACGTCATTGCGCAACGTGAGGAAGCACTGGCGAAGCAGCTTGAAGAGATGAAGCGACGTAAGCGTGCGCTGGTTGATCCGCTGCAATTCGAGATGAGTATTCAAGCGGAAGACCTGTCCAGCTACGTACCGTCTTTCGGTTGGGAGATGGCGCCGCCAAGTGATGCCCAGGTCAAGACGTTGGAGAAGCTAGGGATTATGCCCGATCAGGTCGACAACGTCGGGAAGGCGACAAAGCTACTTGAACGCCTAGACAAACGGCGTACTGAAGGGCTTACGACTCCGAAGCAGATCCGATTCCTGGAACAGCGCGGCTTTGAACATGTTGGTACGTGGTCGTTTGATTCAGCCAAACGCTTGATCGACCGGATCGCCGGGAACGGATGGCGCGTTCCGGAAGGCATTAATCCTCAAGAGTATCGTTAATAGTATTAATAAGGCGTATGTCCAGACAATTTTCATTGTCTTAACCACATTGGGGGAGGACGAGCAAATGGATGTCTCATACTATTACCCCCACCCGTTTAGTTTCATTAAGTTATAAATCTTCTCAGCCAACCTATACTCTTCATGTGGATTTTCAGTTACCAATAGTTTTGCCGCGACCCATTGGTTTAATAGCGGTGAATACTCGGGGAACTCACGTACAAAAGCGTGGAAATATTTTCTGTCTGTTTCATTAACTTGTCTCATTAAGAAGACCTCCTTAAATTTTCTAAAAGCATTATAAGTACGATGGCAACCGGCTTAACATTTTTGTGAAATCTGTTTACAGACCGGGGAAATTTCAATTGTGTACTTGCTTTGTAGGAATTATAAGCAATATGTAATTTGTTTTTAACAGAAAACTTGTCGAACCTGGTTCGACCATATGGGGAAGTGAAAGAGAATGAAAGCCTTAACGATTCATCAACCGTGGGCGACATTGATTGCCCTTCGAGAGAAAGCATTTGAAACACGGGGTTGGGCAACAAAGTATCGCGGACCACTTGCAATTCATGCCGGCCAGAAAATTGACCGTGAAGCGTGTGAGAAGGAGCCAATCCGGAGTGCGCTGGCGAAGTACGGCTACAAGGCGGACAATCTGCCGACTGGGGCGGTTGTAGCAACATGCAGGATAGAAGAATGTTGGGAGGTTAGTCGTTGTCTTCGTGGGGACGTAGTTCTTGAAAAAGAAGGGGGCAATACAATGCGGGAGGACCCGATCGGAAAGAAAGAAGAGTCCTTTGGTTGGTACGATGATGGTCGGTATGCCTGGGAATTGAGTAATGTTAAGAACTTGATACATCCGGTTTCGGTGAAGGGACAACAAGGTCTGTGGAATTGGGAGAGATAAGCTATGACTGTACCGCGCATTCTACATTATCCCGGCAGTAAGTGGAACTTGGCGGAATGGATCATAAATCATATGCCGCAACATGGGACGTATCTTGAACCGTTCTTTGGATCTGGTGCGGTGTTCTTTAATAAGCCAGCATCTAAGATAGAAACGGTAAATGACATGGACGGCGACGTGGTTAATCTGTTCAAGGTGATTCGTGATCGTGCAGATGAGTTGATTCGTTTGGTTGAGTTGACACCTTATTCGAGGGGAGAATATTACGCTTCTTATGAACAGGATCCTGAAGGAGACGAATTAGAAAGAGCAAGAAGGTTTCTTGTTCGGTGCTGGATGGCGCGTGGTGGAAAAACAAGTGATCGGACCGGATGGAAACACAATATCGATGCGAATAAATGCCCCAACAGCAATATGCCAATTCAATGGTCCAGAGTGCCGGAGCGAATAAGCATGGTTACAGATAGATTGCGTGGCGTGCAGATCGAGCAGCAGGTGGCCGTCGATCTGATCAAGCGATATAACAACAAAGACGTACTAATCTATGCTGATCCGCCGTACATCCTGTCAACACGAAGTAAACGATTGTACAAGTATGAGATGAAGAATGAGGACCATATTGAGTTATTGAATATCTTAGATGCTCATTCCGGTCCGGTATTGTTATCTGGATATGCTCACGATTTGTATGATGAGCGGCTTAAGCACTGGACACGAGAAACCAAGTCGGCAACTGCGGAAATGGGGAGAATCCGGACCGAAGTCCTTTGGATCAATCCAGTAGCTGCGGCACAAATGGGCCAGCTTGTAATGGATATTTAAGGACGTGACCAAACAATAGGGAGAGAAAGTAGGCTAGAGTATGGAACATAAGTTGGATCTAATTGCGCTGCTCACCTACGTTGACCCGGCCTACTTGAGTTATCAAGAATGGGTCAACGTAGGTATGGCATTGAAATATGAAGGTTACACGGCCAGCGATTGGGACGATTGGAGTAAGCGTGATATGGGGAGATATCATCCTGGCGAGTGCTTCAAGAAATGGACATCGTTCGAGGGAACAGGTAACCCAGTCACTGGTGCAACAATTACGCAGATGGCGAAGGACAATGGCTGGATGCCGCGTTCCGGTCGCGATGACCATGAGCTGGGCTGGGAAGACGAGATTTCCGGAGATTACGTGGTCGTTGATAAGAACTGGGTTGAGGGAAAAGAGATCCACGAGCCTAAAGACTGGAATCCAGTGCAGCAGCTGACCACGTACCTAGAAACGCTGTTCGAAGCATCGGAGAATGTCGGGTTCGTTACAGACACTTGGCAGAATGATGATGGCAAGTATCTGCCCACAAGGGGCGCATGGGACCGGACGGCAGGCGAGTTGATCCAGCTGCTCAATCAATGCGATGGCGATATCGGATCTGTACTGGGTGATTACAACCCGGAAGCAGGCGCGTGGATCCGGTTTAATCCGTTGGACGGCCGTGGCGTGAAGAATGAGAACGTGTCTGAATTCCGCTATGCGCTGGTCGAGTCCGACACGATGGACATTGAGAAACAGAACGCCATCATGCGGGAACTTGAGCTGCCGATCGCTGTCATGGTATACAGCGGTGGAAAGAGCCTGCATGCAATTGTCCGGGTCGATGCAGCCAACTATGACGAGTACCGTAAACGGGTGGATTATCTATATGAAGTCTGCCGGAAGAATGGAATAAATGTTGATAGTCAGAACAGGAACCCGTCCAGATTGTCCCGAATGCCAGGAGTGGAACGGAAAGGTAAGAAGCAATTCATTGTTGATACCAAGATCGGAAAAGGCAGTTGGGAAGAATGGCAGAATTGGATCGAGGACATTAATGACGATCTTCCGGATCCGGAGAAACTAACGGACTTTTGGGACAATATGCCGAAACTGGCGCCGCCATTAATTGAAGGTGTATTACGACAGGGTCATAAAATGCTAATTGCAGGGCCGTCAAAGGCTGGTAAGTCTTTCGCATTGATTGAGTTATCTATTGCTATTGGAGAAGGTGCTAATTGGCTGGGATGGGCGTGTACACAAGGTAAGGTATTATACGTGAATCTTGAGCTGGACCGGGCGAGCTGCTTACATCGTTTTAAGGATGTATATCAGGCGCTTGGGCTGCCACCGCGGAACATCGATAACATAGAAATATGGAACCTGCGGGGCAAATCGGTACCGATGGATAAGCTGGCGCCGAAACTGATCCGGCGAGCAGCCAAGAAGAATTATATTGCCGTCATCATTGACCCTATTTATAAAGTTCTGACGGGTGACGAGAACAGCGCCGACCAGATGGCACACTTTACAAATCAGTTTGACAAGATCGCTACGGAACTTGGTGCAGGCGTAATTTACTGTCACCATCATTCAAAGGGGTCCCAAGGCGGCAAGAAGTCAATGGACCGGGCCAGTGGCAGCGGCGTATTTGCCAGGGATCCGGACGCGCTGATTGACCTTGTAGAACTAGATGTGACGGAGGACCTGTTTAAGCAGGAGGAGAATAAAGCAATTTGCGCAATATACAAGCGATATTTTCAACAGTATAACCCGCAATACTTGGAAAATTCCGTCTCCCAAGATGATGAGCTTAGTGCGAAGGCGATGGAGGAACATTCACGCCGCGCCATCTACAACACAGAACAATCTGCAGCCCAGGAGGAAATAAAGAGAGCTGTGAAGAGTGTTCGTGGTCGATCTGCTTGGCGCGTAGAAGGCACGCTACGAGAGTATGCGAAGTTCGCGCCAGTGAACATGTGGTTCCAGTATCCGGTTCATAAGGTGGATGATGTGGGCAGCTTGAAGGATATCAATCCAGAAGGTGATGCACAGCATCCTTGGCAAAAGGCTGCTGGTAAGAGGAAGGACAAGGCAAAGGAACAGCGTAGGAGCAAGGCCGAGGAGTTCGAGGACGCTGTGAACAACTGTAACATGGGCGAGTCGCCGACAGTGAAAGATCTATCAGAATGGTACTCAACAACTGGAAAAACGGTAGCTGAACGAACAATAAGAGATTGGATTGCTAAGTACGGATACGTCATAGATAGAAATAACGGCAATGTTGTTGTTAAAAAGGACAGCGACGACCATGAAAATCCGCCGCAATAAAAACATGCCGCGCGGCGGCGGATAACATGAATTTATGGTCGTCGCCGAACGGCGGATATACGTTTTTTATGTTTCATGCCGAACGGCGGATATACGGCGGGGATTGGGTACGTTATGGTGGACGCCGCCGGGTGGCGGGGACCCTATATATAAATATATAAGGATAGGGAGTGGCGTGACGCAAGCGCCCCTCCCCCTCCCCTACATTTATTTGAAAGCCCGCCGCAAAAATATGGGAGAAAAATGGAAGTGATAGAATGATGACGGAATTCTTCATGCCGATGAAAAAGGTTCCGACTGTGACAGCTCAGCAAAAACAAGTCACCGTCATAAATAACAAGCCAGTGTTTTATGAGCCTGATGAGCTTAAGACAGCCAGGGCAAAACTAATGGCTTACCTCGGGCAGAATGTACCGAAAGTGAAATACACAGGTCCTGTTCGCTTGATCGTAAAGTGGTGTTTTCCGCTGGTTAAGGGACGCGAGGACGGACAGTACAAGCATACTAAGCCCGATACAGACAATTTGCAGAAGCTGCTAAAAGACTGCATGACGGATTGTGGATACTGGAAAGACGATGCCCTCGTTGTATCCGAGATCGTAGAGAAGTTTTGGGCAACGCTTCCTGGAATCTATATCAAGATCGAAGAGGTGTAGCCTATGGATTACAAAGTGTTTTACGAGGACGTTGTCGATTGGATCAACCAGGCAAATCAAGCTGCTGCTAGATTTGGGATGAGTAATTCAGAGTTTTGGCAGTGGGTGGCTGAGTCGTCCGGGGCATTATGCCTGAAATATCAGGACAACCGGTTGGTAGTGAAGCAAATGGCTATGATGGTCGAATGGCTCGAAGAAGTTTACGAAAGTAGGCAAACAGCATGAACTGGAAAGGCATACGTGAGTGAGGTGAAAATTATGAAAATGACGACAGCTTATGCTTTCATATGGATTTCGTGTTCAACAGCAATTACAGCAGGGATCGTTGTTACAGGAAGTCTAGCGCCGTTATGGGCTTTGCTTATTCCGGCAATGATTTCGGTAAGCGCTAGAACGGAGGATGAAAGTTGAGTAAAAAACGAAGACCATATAATTTGCGATTTAAGGTTTGTATCAAATGCCATAAGCGCTATAGATTAGCGTATTTTACTAAGAATAAATGTGAGGTGAAACTAGATGGATGAACACCATGTAATTGAACAGTTGAGTCAGTATCGGCAGAAGCTAGCGCGGATCCGTGTGCTTTCGACCTATGATATCGGATCAGGTATAACAGTCTCCCGATTGAACGGGGACGATCAGCTGCAGGAACTGCATCGCAAATTGCGCTGTGTGCCATCATACATGTATCTGAGCAAGCGTGAGCAAAAGCTGGAGACAACGGCACATGCATACTTGCAGCGGTATCCTTCAGGAGTAAAATCGCAGCTTGCAGAGATTCCGACACAAGGAACTGATGGAGAGGATAGCAAGCTGCTTCGAGAAATCAAGCAGAAGATCGAGAAGGTAATTGCGGCCCGAGGCTGGGAGATGAATGACCTTGATGCAGTGCTTGAGAGATTGGCGGAGTTCCAGGATTTGCAGGCCGAAGTGAAACGGATTGATACAGTGATTGAGGCGTTGGAAACGTATAAACCTGATTACGTTCGGTTGTTAAGATTCGTCTATCTCGAAGATAAATCAGTCCAGGAGGCATTGGATGGACTAGGAGTTTCCAAAACTACATTTTACGATCTCAAGCGAAAAGCGCAAGCAGAATACGTGCTTCTAGCGCAGTGATAATTTTTCCGTACAAATTCCGTACTAAACACGAACAAAGACAGGAACACAAGCCATTTTTTCCGTGATATTATGATAGTGTCAGAAGAAATATAGATATTAAATAATTCTTTAGTCCTACGTTGTGTGAAATTAGAAAATAATGTATAGTATAAAGACACAAACGTTAAAGGTGAGATTAGAATGTCTTTCGGCTTGACTGTTTTTCGAGCAGTTTTAATCTTTATGAATTTTGTAATGCTGAATTTTCAACCAACTACTGATACTGAAATCAAAATCTTTTTTGCATCAAGAACAGTATTTTTTCTGATGTTAGTTATTGACTACGCCTGTGTTGCGTATTATAGTAAAGGGTTGGAAAAAATAACTTCGGTCGTAGGATTAGCTTTTTCAGCAATTTTCTCAATAATTGACGGGGCAGGAGTTTTAGGACTGTTAGTGCTGAAGCATAATGCTAGCGGATATTTTATTACTGGGAATACTCAAAACTTTTTAACCCAGTTAATTATTCCATTTAATGCCAATGTTTATGTTTTAATTAGTTGGATCGTGATTTGTGCTGTTCTTGGTTTTGAAGTACTAAATCGAGGACTAAGAGGGATTAGCGAAAAAGAACCTGTAAATGTACCAACTTAGGAGGCGATCAATATGTTGACAAACACACATTTTGTAATTTTAGCAGTAGTGTTTTTGTTGTTCTCTCTTCTTGGAGTTATTTTCAGGATTCTTTACTATTCTGATGTTGGAGTTAAGTTTTACTTCATAAGGTTCAGCAATGTAGTCCTTCTCACATTAGTTTTCCCTGTTATTGCATATCGTGAACTTGTGAAGCACAGAACTGATTATATCAGTAAAATAAACAAGGATAGTGAATTATCTGAGGAACAAAAGAGCATGCTAAAGAGGAAAATAAGTTCGAATAACACAATATTACTCCGAGTTATTTATAACTCTGTAAGAAGATTTAAAGAAAACTTAGATTTTAATATTAGGTTATTAAACCATATAAAGAATGAGACAGGGAATGAAATAAGAGTTAAGGTAAAAATAAGTATTGAGATTAAAAAGATTAAAGAGAATCAAGAAAATTTTCAGGATAAAGTATTATCTATGTTTGCTTAAAATAAAAAAGCATCCTTCGGGGTGCTTTTTCTTTTTCTGCAAAACAAACATAACGCCGGAGGTGGTGAGCATGAAAGATGTATAAAAAAGCAGAGGCCGATTATCAACGGGGCATGAAATACAAGGAGATCGCCGATAAGTACGGCGTCTCGCTCAACACCGTCAAGAGCTGGAAGCAGCGCCATGGCTGGGAGCGAAAAAAGGGTGCATACACAGATAAAGGTGTGCACACAAAGAAGACAGGCGCACCGTCGGGCAATAAAAATGCAGTCGGCAACAAAGGCGGGGCTGCACCTAAAGGCAATTCCAACGCTGTTACTCATGGATTCTTTAAAAAATACTTCCCCGAAGAAACAGTGTTGATCATGCAAGATATTGAACAACGATCGCCTCTTGATATGCTTTGGGATAACATCATGATTCAATATACTGCCATCGTTCGGGCGCAACGGATTATGTATGTTAAAGACCAAACTGATACCACAACGACAAAGATCGAGGAGAAGGGCGGCAACGTTTGGGGCGAGAAATGGGAAGTGCAGCACGCTTGGGACAAGCATGCAACCTTCCTACAGGCTCAGAGCCGTGCAATGGGGGAATTACGCTCTCTTATTAAGCAGTACGAGGAAATGTGTCGCCAAGGGTATGAGGACGAAGAACAACAGCTTAGAATACGTAAACTTAAGGGCGATGTTGCTAAGATAGAGAAAGAAGTAGCAGGTGACAAAAATAATCCTATCGAGATCCGCATTACGCGCAAGGGTGATACATCATGATCGAGAAAGAGGTAAACCCACACTTTGAGGACTTTATATTCGATTGGACCCATAAGTTTTACTTTCTGGTTGGTGGTTATGGTTCATCGAAAAGTTATCATGTCGCCTTAAAATTGGTGCTTAAACTGCTGGAAGAGAAGCGAACAGCGCTCGTTGTCCGTGAGGTATACGACACGATCCGAGACTCTTGCTTTGCATTGTTTGAGGAAATATGTATTGAAATGGAACTTGATGATCACATAAAGTTCGTTACTTCACCAATGCAGATACGTTTTCCGAATGGATCCAAGATCATATTTAAAGGTATGGATAAGCCGGCTAAGCTGAAATCAATTCACAACGTGTCTATCATATGGATCGAGGAATGTTCTGAGGTCAAGTATGTTGGATTCAAGGAGCTTATCGGCCGTTTACGGCATCCAACACTAGACTTGCATATGATTCTATCCACGAATCCAGTCAGCACATCGAACTGGTGCTACAAGTATTTCTTCAAGTATAAGAAAAACTTTATTCTGGATGATGAAGAATTGTATCGCGAGCGCGTTGTGATCATAAAGAACACATTATATCACCATTCAACGGCTGATGATAACTTATTCTTGCCCAAAAGCTATATTGAGCAGCTTGAGGAGCTGCAGGTGCACGATCCAGATCTATACCGCATTGCCCGTAAAGGTCGATTTGGTGTTAATGGTAAAGTGGTCCTTCCTCAGTTTGTAGAATGGTCGCATGAAAAAGTTATGGATGCCATCATGGAAATACGGTCGCCTATTAAAAGGGCGGGGATGGACTTCGGCTTCGAGGAATCGTACAACGCTCTTGTAAGGCTTGCAGTGGACCATAAGGAGAAAATCCTTTATATCTACTGGGAGTACTACAAAAACAAGATGACGGACGACAGGACAGCCATTGAGATCATCGAATTTAAAAACTCTGGTGAGCAGATACGCGCCGATAGCGCGGAACCTAAGACGATTCAGTATTATAAGCAGATGGGATTCAGAATGCGGGCTGCTAAGAAGTTCCCAGGATCACGCTCACAGTATACGAAGAAAATAAAACGATTCAAGAAAATCATATGTTCCAGCAATTGTCCGAACGTTATCGGGGAATTAAAGGACCTAACATACGCCGTGAATAAGGACGGAGAGATTATTGAAGATGAATTCAGTATCGATCCCCATACATTCTCGGCTATTTGGTATGCCTTAGACGATTACGAAGTGTCTGATTTGAAAGGTAATGTCACCTATGAATAGAAAGGAGGATACAAATTGAGCCCGGAAATGCAGGAGATTAGCAGAATATTGCAAAATGGCGCTGCTTCAGCGATGAATTTGGAACAAATCATCCAAACAGAAATAAGTGAGTGGAAGACGTCTGAAAAACGGAAATTGATGCTTGTCGGAGCGCGGTACTATCGAAATCGAACAGACATCATGGATCGAGAACGAACAGCTATCGGAGAAAATGGCGTCAAAGAGATTGTAGGCAATCTTGCTAATAACAAATTAGTTAATGCTTTTGTGCGTAAACTAGTCGATCAGAAGGTTGGTTATCTACTTTCCAAGCCATTGAGTATACAGACAGATAATCCAACCTATCAAGCTGAACTTACTGCGTTTTTTGATAAGTCGATGCTTCGAATGCTTCAGAACATTGGTAAAGAAAGCATTAATAAAGGGATTGCTTGGTTACACGTTTACTATGATACAAACGGACAACTGTCGTTTAAGAGAATACCGTCCGAACAAATCATTCCACTGTGGAAAGATGAAGCTCATTCCGAGTTAGACGCCGTAATCCGGATGTATGAAGTTGAGGTTTATGAAGGCATACGACGGACAATCGTTAATAAGGTCGAATGGTGGGATACGAATGGTGTACGTCGGTATACAACTCAAGGAGGGTTAACACCTGATATTGAGGCAGGGGACGAAGGGTCTCATTTCGGTGTTAATGTAAATGGAAAAGAACAAGGATTAAATTGGGATCGAGTACCATTCATAGCTTTCAAATATAACGAAGAGGAACAACCTTTAGTTGAGATTATCAAGTCACTGGTGGATGACTACGATAATAAAAAGTCTGATAACGCCAATAACCTAGAGGACTTACCAAACAGTATATACGTTGTCAAAGGTTTTGGTGGATCAGAAGCAGGAGAAATCAGAAAAAACCTATCAACTTTCCGCATTGTTAAGATTGATGATACGGATAGCAACTCTGGTGTTGATACGATTAGTTTGACGATAGATACCGAAGCCTTTAAAACGCATATGAGCATGAATCGTAAGGACATTTACGAGTTCGGCCGCGGTGTGGATACTCAGTCTGATAAGTTAGGCGGCGATAAGAGCGGGGTTGCACTAAGGTTCCTATATGCCGATTTGGATATGGATGCAAACATAATAGAAACAGAGTTCCAAGCGGCACTAGAACAGTTGCGCTGGTTTCTTGATGTTCACATTGCTAATACAGGATCAGGTGATTATTCAAATGATTCTGTTGATTTCATTTTTAACCGAGATATTGTGATCAACGAGACAGAAGCAGTAGATAATGCTGATAAAAGTAAAGGTGTTATTTCTGATGAAACCATTGTCGCTAACCATCCATGGGTAACAGATGCCAAAGAGGAAATGAACCGTTTGAGCAAGCAACGTGAGGAAGAAACAAAAAGGATGGCTAATGCAGATTATCCGGGGTTTACAGTTCCGCCAGCGGGTGAATAACGATGAAGTCACCCGAATATTGGGCAAAACGTAGCGAAGGTATTGGGGCGAGGCAATTTCGGAAGGCAGATAGTTACCAAGAGCGATTAGATCGAGAATATAACCGCTCAATACGCTTGATGAGTAAGGATATTGAAACCTTTTATGAGCGATTTGCAGTTAATAACGAGGTTGATATTAAGGCAGCACGTAAGATACTAAATGCAAACGAGCTTAAAGAGTTTAAAATGTCCTTGGAAGAGTTCACAGCCCTCTCAAAAGATAATGCAGATGGTCGGTACACTCAGATCCTTAACAACGTCTATTATAAAACCCGCGTAAGCCGATTAGAGGCGTTGCAGGTCCAAGTGAATCATCATGTCGAAATGTTATTTGCAAAGCAACATAAGGGCATGTCAGGGCTTCTGGGCGATGTATATACCGATACCTACTATCGGACGTTGTTCGAGCTACAAAAAGGTATAGGAATCGGTGGGACATTTGCCAAAGTGGAATCTAACAAACTCGAAAAAATGTTGTCTACGAAATGGATAGGGGCCAATTACAGTCAAAGGATATGGGGCAACCGTAGCAAGCTTATTAATGAGATTCAAACGGTATTGTCTAGATCGTTTTTACGAGGAGATAACGTAAAAAGGGCTTCGCGTGATTTAGCCGAACGCATGAATGTGTCACGATCCAATGCACAGCGACTCATCCAAACAGAAACGGCGTTCTTCGCAGGGCAAGCCACTGCAGCAAGCTACAAATCTAGTGGCATTGTAAAGCGATATGAGGTGCTTGCGACACTAGATGGTAGAACGAGTAAGATATGTCGTAATCAAGATGGGAAGGTTTATCGATTGAGCGAAATGGGAGTAGGGGTAAATTACCCGCCATTCCATGCACGCTGCCGAACAACAGTTGTTCCTTATTTTGATGATGAAATTGATGCCGGTGAACGTAGCGCTGTAGATGCAGAAGGCAATTCAATCTATGTTCCCGGGGACATGAAATACGAAGATTGGAAGAAGGAATATCTCGATTCGCCAAATAAACCAAAAAGTGGTATTATTGAATCGAAGTCTCCTCTTCGTTTTTCGACTGAAAGCGAGGTCAAAGCTTGGGAAGAAGAAGTTACACCTTCTTGGCTCAACAAATTAACAGGTGATGAAAAAACAGCTATACGGACATATACAGGCGCTGCGTATGACGATATAAATGATTATTTAAGAGGGAAGAAACATCATACTAATTTTGCTGAGGTAATTCGAGGCATAAGTACTGGTTTAAGTAAGTTCAACCTTTCTAATGATTTAGTGGTTTATAGAGGACTGAAGGATTATGTTTTTGATGTCCCTGTGGACCAATTAAAAGGTCACATATTTAAAGATTCTGCATTTATGAGTACGAGCTTCTTAGAAAAGAGTAGTGAAGACTTTGCTGGTAAAGTCATGATAGAGTTAACCATACCAGCTAAGTCCAAAGGCGCATTTATTAATCCGATAAGCAAATTCAAGGATACAGAATATGAATTCCTGTTAGATAAAGGAACATCGTTTGAAATTCTTGAAGTTAAAGAAGTAAATGGGGTTTTAAAACTGGTTGCGGAGGTGTTGGAACTTGAGTAAATCATTTAGAACTGAAAGATTCACGTGGGAAAAAGGCGATCTTCAGGTGGTTGCGACTCCTGAACAGTTACAATGTCATGATTGTCGTTTCAGGACCGATCGAACTGCTAAGTGTGAGAAGTTCACGAAATGTAAACCAGATTATGTACTGAAACGATTAAAGGATTGCCCTGAATACGAGAAAGAATAGAAGCACTTACGTAATCAAAAACGTGAGTGCTTTTTTCATGCCGTCCTTTTGGTATTGCGGACGTAAAAGAACAAGACATCACCGGACGCGACCGGGTAAAAAGCGAAGATGAATGGAGGAATTAAATGTGAATAAGGAACAATTTATTGCACTAGGACTGACAGACGAGCAAGCAGATAAAGCGGCAGCAGCTTCACAAGATGAGTTGAAAGGGTTTGTTCCTAAGGCTCGTTTTGATGAGGTGAATGAAGCTAAGAAGAAGTTTGAAGGCGACTTGTCGGACCGAGATAAACAGTTAGTTGATTTAAAAAAGGCCGCCGAAGGAAACGAGGAGCTTAAGAACCAAATCGAGACACTTCAGGCCGATAACAAAACGGCTACAGATAAGTACACTACCGATATGAAGGATCTACGTGTGAGTACGGCGCTTAAACTAGCGTTAGGTAATGATGTGCATGATACAGACCTGGTGTTATCACTCCTGGATAAAACGAAAATTGAGATAGACGAAGCTGGATCAATTAAAGCTGGCTTCGACGATCAAGTGAAAGCCTTGCGAGAGAGTAAGGCTTTTTTGTTTGCAGAAAAGCAGGAAGATAAGGGTTTTCAGTTCAAGGGAGCAAAACCCGTAGAAGGAAAAGGTGACAACGGCGGGGGAAGTGGGCAAACAGGCGATTTTGGTAAACGTCTAGCGGATTTCGCTAAGAGTAATGAGGGCTTGGATAAAGCTCGTGCATCTTATTTTGAGTAATGGAGGCTGAATAGAAAATGAGTAAATATGTTGAAACGAAATATAGCAATAAAAAAGAAATTTTGAAGTTTCCTGATCACTATGTAGCGGTAGCCGTGACAGTAGACGATGCTGGGGTAACAGCTAATGCACACGGTAAGAAGATCGTTCCAGCCGGTACCATTTTAGGCGGCGGCGTTCTAATTGACTCTAGCAAACTAGCTAAGAAAGCTAAAACAACTGCGGATATATCAGATGCTGATGGTGTGCTATTAAATGATACAGATGTTACGTATGGTCCTGCGCCGGGCGCAATGGTGATTCACGGCTTTATCGATATGGGTAAAATCCCGAATGCGCCTGATGCTGCTGAAACGGGTACATTGAAACAAATCACATTTTTGAAATAAGGAAGGATGATAACAAATGAATATTTTTGATCTTGTTAACGCGAAAAACGTAGCAACCTATTACCTTGCTAACCCATCAAACACGATCCCATACTTGGGGGCTACATTGTTTCCATCAAAGAAACAACTAGGGCTAGATTTGAGTTGGATCAAAGGATCCCGAGGACTACCGGTTGCATTAATGCCATCTGAATTCGATACAAAAGCAACACTGAGAGATCGTATTGGATTCAGCAAGGTAGACACAGAAATGCCATTCTTCCGTGAAGCGATGCGAATTGGTGAAAAGGATCGTCAAGAACTTAACAAACTTGCTGCATCCCAAAACGAGGCACTGATTATGCCTGTTATCAATGCAATCTATGATGATGTAACAAATTTGGTCAACGGTGCACAAGTGATTCCGGAACGAATGATCATGCAACTCTTATCCACGGGTAAGATCAGCATTACTGCGAACCGACTTGACTACGACTACGACTACAAAATGGCGGCATCACATAAAGAAACGTTGACTGCTGATGCGAAGTGGAGCAACCCTGATGCGGATGTCGTAGGGGATATTAAGACATGGCAGGATACGGTTGAAGATGACACTGGGTCCCGTCCAGTAAACGCAATCTGCACGCGTAAGACTTGGAACTATATTCTCCAGAACAAAGCTATTCGGTTGGATATGAACCCACTGGGTGGACAGAACATCATTATGACAGATGCAATGATGAAGCAGTATCTGCAAACGAAACTTGGGGTAAATGTTGCTGTTTATAACAAGAAATTTGCCATTCAAGACGGCAGTACGAGCCTGTTCTATCCCGATGATGTATTTACACTCATTCCGGATGGAACACTTGGAAATACCTATTATGGTACAACACCTGAAGAATCTGATCTTATGGCTGGCAGCACAGCAGCGCAAGTATCTATCGTAAATACAGGCGTGGCGATTACAACGATTAAGGAACCGCATCCAGTTAACGTCGAAACTATCGTATCGGAAATCGTGCTGCCATCATTTGAAACGATCGACACTATCTTTATTGCGAAAGTTGCTTAGTTTAGTAGGAGGGGAGTGATCCTCTCCTTTACTTTCCTTGAAAGGGGTAAGACTTATGACCGTCAAGCCAAAAAAAGACAAAGCAAACCTTGTTGAATGGATTGAGAATGTTAAATATCGTGGAAAACGATATCGAGCTGGCGAATCGGCTGAAATCAACGAAGAGGACCGCGATGAGCTTATTGCAGATGGTGTTATTAGAGCGGAGGACGAGTAATGGATGTTCCTGATATTTGGGCTATCATAAAACTACGCCTTGGGCTAAAAGATGATGAATTGCAACCTTTAATGGAAACCTACATTGAAGAGATCGGCAACCGTATCATGCATTATTGTAGTGTATCTACCGTGCCTCCAGGACTCAAATTAGTTTGGGTATCAATGACAATAGATGCAGTACGTATCGATCAACCAAATATTGATGAGGTAGCTGATACTGCAGGGCGTGGTGAAACGATAAAGATTGGGGATACATCGACGTCACCTTCTAATGCCTCAGGTGGGCTAACAAACGTTTCGAAATCGTCTATTGATGCGGTTGTACTTAACTATCGTGTTGATCTTAACAGGTATCGTCGGATGAGGTGGTAGTATGAACTACTCACGGCATCGAAAGCAAATGGAAAAGATGTATGAGGACCTTGCCACCATCAAGCGTTGGGAGAAGACGAAAGTCAACGGTGAAACGAAATTCGATTGGGTTGTAAAGCTTATGGATGTTCCTTGTCGGCTATCTCAGAAAGCTCTTGCTTCCAACGGACAAACGGAGACTACGAATCAAATCGCATATGAAACGAAATTGTTCATCTCGCCAGATATCGAAATTAAGCAAGGTGATTTAATAGAAGTTACTCGCGGCACTGTAATCCGGGCATACGCTGCTGGAGAACCGTTCCCGTACCCAACGCACCAAGAAATAAGCATCCAGCGGAAAGATAAGGCATAACCATGGCAAATTGGGGCAAGTTTGAATTTGGCGAGTTCGAAAACTTTGCAAAGACAATAAAAAAATCTCTAGATGAACGAGTTATTGAGCGTTGGATCCGTGAATTTTTATTGGAAATGGCCTACCGTGCTGAACGTAAAATAAAAAAACGAACTAAAGTCGGTGAGACTGGTGATCTACGGCGTAATTGGACAGTTGGTAAGGTCGAGCGCCGCGGCAACTCCTTTGTTGTGGAGATATACAACAATACGGACTATGCATCGTTCGTTGAGTACGGGCACCGCACTGGTGAAGGCTTGACCAAATGGGTTGAAGGCCGTTTTATGATGACGGTATCCATGAAAGAGATTGAGCGCGATCTACCCAAGTTTATTGAGAAAAAGCAAATGGAATTACTCAATCAGATCATGAATGGCAGGAAGGGGTGACGCCGTGGGGGTTGTAACAACAAATAGCATTCGAGGCGGTGTCATCCTGGCACTGTCTCTTTTGTTTCCGGACATGGATGTCTATGGCGAGAAGATACCAGAAGGATTTGAAACACCATGTTTATTTGTGAAGTTGTTGACCGCAGCACAAGACAAGGAAATGAACAGGCGCTATAAACGCTCTTATCCCTTTGATATCCACTTTTTCCCTCATGGTCATGATTACAACCGGGAAGGTCATGAGATGGCTGAACGGCTTTATGACGCGCTCAGGATAGTAGATATTAACGGCGATCTGTACAAGGGGACCGGCATGAATCACGAGATTGTAGACGATGTGCTGCATTTCTTTGTGGACTTTAATTTCCATGTACTTTCTCAAAAAGAAGATGAACCGGTAATGCAAACACTGGAACAAAAAGGAGTGATCAAATGAGCAAACCAGCAGCAGTGACCACATATACCAAGGAACAAGTATTAGGCTCGCAGCGCTTTTCGAACGTCCAAAAGGATATATTAGGAGCACTTTTGGGTGGAGATCAGGAATGTACATTGGAACAAGCGGAAAAGCTTATCCAGGAATTTGAAAAGAAGGAGGTTCGCTAATGCCAGGAGGAACATGGGTTACCCAAAACAAAGTACGGCCAGGCGTATATATCAATTTTGTAGGGGAAAGCAAGCCCAACGGGGCAGTCGGTGAGCGCGGTATTGTTACTATGCCATTACCGCTGAGTTGGGGGCCGTCTAAACAAGTCATTGCAATCAATGCGGGCGATAATGTCAGCGATGTGCTTGGATATGACATAATGTCTCCACAACTTATATTGGTGCGAGAGGCTCTAAAACGAGCTAAGACACTCTTGCTTTATCGTTTAAATACTGGCACAGCCGCAAAGGTCACAGCCGGTACACTGACAGCAACAGCCAAATATGGCGGTGTAAGAGGCGACCATATCAAAATCATTGTTCAAAAAAACATTGATGACGATACGAAATTTGATGTTACAACCGTTTTTGCTGGGCAGGCAATAGAATTGCAGTCAGTCAAGAAGGTAGAAGATTTGAAGTCTAATGCCGTTGTGGTATTTAGCGGTAGCGGAGCATTAGAAGTGACTGCAGGCGCGTCGCTCACGGGGGGCGCCGATGGCACAACCACGAATCAAGATCATACAACGTATTTGGAGGCCATCGAAGTACACGACTGGAATACTGTGGCGCTACCAAGTACAGATGCAAGTCTGAAATCCGTGTATGTATCGTTCGTGAAGCGACTTCGAGATAAAGAAGGGGTAAAGATTCAAATTGCCCTTGAAAACTATCCAGCAGCCGATTTTGAAGGTGTGATAAGCGTTAAGAATGGTGTTATCCTATCCGATGGAACTAAACTCACCGCTGCACAAGCAACGGCATGGGTAGCTGCTGCAACGGCAGCGGCGAACGTTAACGAATCCATGACGTACACAGCTTACGACGATGCCGTGGACGTAGACAAACGATATACAAACTCGCAAATTGAAGCGGCTTTGCTCAACGGCGAGTTTGTTTTTGTTGCAAACAATGGACGGGCGGTAGTCGAGCAAGATATTAATACCTTCACATCATTCACACCGGAAAAGGGAAAGCAGTTTGCTAAGAACCGTGTTATTCGTGTCTTGGATAGCATCGGAAACGACCTTAAACGTATCTTTGAACGCTCCTACATCGGCAAAGTAAACAACAATGATGATGGACGCTCTATCTTCAGGGCGCAATGTACGACATACCTGAACACGCTGCAGAATATTGCAGCAATCAAAAACTTTGATCCGCAGACGGATGTAGTTGTACTGCCTGGAGACGAGGTGGATTCGGTATATACGGAACTGGCAGTTCAACCGGTAGATGCTATCGAGAAAACCTATGCGAAAGTGAGGGTGAAGTAATATGAGTTTTTTGAAGGCCAAAGATACCATCTCGGGTCAAGAGGGACGGGCATATGGAATTATCAACGGACGAAACGAAGAGATGTTTTTTGTGAAAAAATTGGAAGCCAAATTAGAAAAGGAAAAGACCGATATCAAGACACTAGGCCGCAGAGGTACACAGCATAAAGCAACCGGATGGAGCGGTAGTGGAAGTATGACGATCTACTATGTTACATCATTGTTCCGTCAGATGATGCTTGATTATATCAACAAGGGGATCGACACATACTTTGACATCCAAATTGTTAACGAAGATCCTACATCAAGCATCGGAAAACAGACGATCATCCTAAACGATGTGAATTTGAATGGTGTTGTTATCGCTATGCTTGATACCGGCAGCGATGCTTTGGAAGAAGATATCGATTTTACATTTGAAGGCGTAACGATGCAAGATCAATTTAAAGCCCCGACATTGGGATAGGAGGAAATATAGATGAGTAATTTGAGCGCATTTTTTGCACAAAACGTACCAACTGAAGTAGTGGAGGAATTGGTGGTATCGCAACGTTTTAAGGGGAAAGAAGAGAAGCCAATCCCTTGGAAAATCAGAAGCATGACAGAAGAAGAAAACGCCGCTCTACGTAAGGCGTCAATGAAAAAGATTAAGGGTAAAGGCGGTGTGTATAGTCAAGAGATTGACTTTGAAGAATACACAGCGCGGTTGGTTGCTACCAGCGTCGTATTTCCTGAACTGAAGAATGCAGAATTACAGCAGTCTTACGGTGTCATGGGTGCTGAAGCGTTGTTGAAAAAGATGCTACTACCTGGGGAATACACAGTGCTTTTACAGAGTGTACAGTCATTGAACGGCTTCGATAAGTCTGAACAGGATTTGATTGAAGAAGTAAAAAACTAATGAACGAGGGCGATGCTGAGACGCATTACGCTTACTTCGCCCTCCATAAACTTAAAATTATGCCTCATGAATTAATGGCTTTGGGAAAGCACGAAAGAACTGCTATTTATGCAATGATAGATATTAGAGTCGAGGAAGAAAAGAAGGCTGAGAAAACAAGAAAGAAATAGACCACATCTCCTATATTTGGTAGTATAGATAGTGAATATCAGCTATAAGGGGATGTAATTTATGAGGGTAATACGTAATATACTTGCAGCAGTATCTTTTGTGTTGACGGCTTTCTTTTTTGTATTCTTCATATATACATTGACACAGCCTGATATGCGTACAGGAAAGATTATCGGAATCATAATGTTTCTTGTCTTCATCATCTGTGGTTTTCTTCTCCGAGTTCCATCTAAAAAAAGTGTTGAGGCAAAAGAAAGGATGGAATCACTCGGAATACTTGCAACAGTGCCACTAAAACATGTGGAAGGTCTGCCATTAGCAGAAAACTCACATTGCATGGTGTCAGTTGCTGAGGACAAAGTGATAATTGAAGGTGGCGGAACCGACTTTAATATCGGAGTGTCCCAAATAAGAGCGGCTGAAATTAAAACAGATGTGGAAATTGCGAACATCGTACATAGCAGCGCAGCGAAGGGGATTGCCGGTGGATTGTTATTTGGTCCGATCGGACTTGTGGTTGGTTCGAGAGCGATGAACAAGGAGAAAAAGACATATTCATATTACCTGGTCATTAATTACACAAATTCAGCTGGGGAACTTGCTGTTGTTATGTTTGAGTCCGGCACAGATCCTTTCGTTGCTAAGAAGATAACAAGCAAGTTAAAACCACTTATCATTAACAATCCAAAACAAACAGTGCAATTATAGGAAATTAATTATAGCGTCCCAACCGGGGCGCTTTTTTCATGCCCTAAAACCCGAAAGGGGGTGGTTCAATGGCGACAATCGCTTCTAGTTTGGCCTTACATGACAATATGACTTCAGTCCTTAAATCAGTAACAAGTGCTATGAATATGACAGTGTCATCTATGAATGACATGCATTCTACTATGGGAAAGACATTTGATACAACAAAGATCGATGCTGCCAGACGAAGCATTCGGCAAGCTGAAGCAGCAATACAAGGCATGCCGGCCCCAATTGAACAGAGCACACGAAAACAAAAAGAGTTTAATCAGCAACTAAAAAACGGATCATCTACGGCCAACGACTTAACCAAGAAAATAATGGGATTTGTAGCTGCATATGCAGGGCTGCGAACCATTACAGGGATGTTAGGCGGCGGCTTTGAGATGTTCAAAAACTTTGAACAGAGCATGGCAAATGTCCGCGCCATAACAGGTGCTACGCCAGAAGAATTCATGGCGCTTCGGAACGAAGCCAAGCGATTAGGTGAAACAACCGTATTCAGCGCGTCAGAAGCTGCAGATGGGATGAAATACCTTGGTATGGCTGGTTGGGACGCAATGAGCATCATTGCTGGTATGCCTGGCTTGTTAGACCTAGCTGCTGCAGCTGGTGAAGACCTTGCTCGTACTGCCGACATTGTATCTGATACCATGACCGGTTTTAGGTTGTCCGCTGAAAAGGCGACACATGTTGCTGACGTATTCGCATACACGGCCACAAAAAGTAATACTAACGTATCGATGATGGGTGAAACGATGAAGTACGTTGCGCCCGTGGCGGAGAGCTTTGGAGCGTCGATTGAGCAAACGTCAGCGATGATCGGTATCATGGCTAACTCTGGTATTAAAGCCAGCCAAGCAGGTACATCTATGCGGGCAGGCTTTTTGCGTATGGCCGACCCTAAAGCACGCGCTGAAATGTCGCTGGAACAACTCAATGTGTCTTTTATAGATGCTAAGGGTAACATGAAGGACGTCGTAACCATTGTTGACGATTTATATAATGCCTTTGGTCGTTTGACGGACGGAGACAAACTGGCAGCAGCACAACGTATATTTGGTACTGAGGCCGCTACAGCTTGGCTTGCGGTGATAAAAGAAGGACCGGATGCTTTGGTCAAGTTTACTCAAGCTCTGGAACAATCGGACGGCGCTGCTGCGAAAATGGCGGAGATCATGAACAACACAACTACTGGTAAGATAAAACTGTTCTTGTCGGAGATAGAAAGTATTTGGATTGACTTTTACGACGGGCTTGCTTCACAAGGTGTTGGTGATGTATTCAGTACTGTGTTAGATGCACTTGCAAATGGGTTGCGGCGTATTCTACCTATTTTCAACGACATCATTATTGGCGCTGGTAATGTCGTTTCGTTTGTTCAAGATAACTGGACGACAATCGAGCCAATAATTTGGGGGATTGTTACAGCACTAGGAGCTTGGATAGTAGCAACTAAAGCGCAAGCAATCGCGGAAGGTATGAAAACTGCTGCTACAACGTTTGGCACGCTTGCTATATTCGCTCAGACTTTGGCGGTCGGTGGACTGCGAATGGCATGGGCAGGATTAAATGCTGTAATGAAGGCAAATGTATTCATTTTTATCATCTCTGCGATTATTGGTTTGATTACATGGCTAATACATCTTTGGAAGACAAACGATAACTTTGCTGCTGCCTGGGAGCGTACATGGAATAATATTTTTGGATTTTTTGATCAAGTACCGATCTTTTTTACGTGGGTTGGAAATGGGATTGTAAACGCATTTCAGTGGGCAAAAGTAGAATCGCTTAAACTGATGGAATCACTAGTTAACGGTGTGATAGATGGGATTAACTGGTTGATAGAGAAGCTAAATAGTCTACCTTATATTCAGATGGATGCGATCCAGCAAGTGAACTGGTCGGCACAAGCAGCAACAGAGGCAGAGGCAATAAAACAAGCTGGAGACGCATCGCTCAAAGCTATGAAGGACGAAGCTAGTCGTAAATCTGCTGTACGCGAATTAGAAGTCCAAAACATGTTGAAAAATCGTCAGGAAGAGCGTGACGCTGCAGCGAAAGCACAGAAAAATTCAACTGCTAAACTTGAAGGTCAAAGCCAAATCAAGGGTTCCGGTGGTTGGGGTGATGGTACGCAGCGACTCAAGGGGATTGATGAGGTTGGCAAGGTTAAAAAGGTCGAAGGCAAGGTTGATGTTGCTTCGGAAGACCTGAAGGTGATGAGAGAACTTGCGGAGATGAAGAATATCCAAAACTTTGTGAGCCTTACTCCTACGGTAAGCGTTGGTAAGGTTGATATCAAAAATGGTGCGGACGAAAAATCGTTCATTGCTCATATTACTAAGGAACTACAAGAACAAATTGTTACATCCGCTCAGGGGGTGTATGGAACATGAGTTACGGCATACAACTGAGTTACAACAATAAAGAAGAGGTTATTGATTTGCCAGTTATGCCACCCTCTATAAGCGTTAATGAGGGTAGCAATGGCAAAGACTATAATGTTGTGGGGCTTGGGGAGATCAATGTCATCAAGGATGCGAAATTAACTGAATATGAGTTTAGCAGCATCTTTCCGGGTCACCTTTACCCGTTTGTTCATACAGAAGATCTACTGTCCCCGGGTGTGTACGTCGAATACCTAAATCGCTGGAAGAGAACAAGGCGTCCCATCCGATTTATCGTCAAAAGTGATTTGTACGATATCAACACGCCTGCAAGTATTGAGTCGTTTGAATGGAAAGAAGTGGCCGGGACACAGGATATAGAGTATTCAATCAAACTCAAAAAATACATCTTTTACGCCGCCAAGCAGGTTAAAGTAACGAAAGCAGATGCAACTGGTAAGACCGAGGCAAAGAGTACTACCAAAACCCAAAACACTCGGCCTAACGAAAAGGTACCACCTAAGACATACACAGTAAAAAAAGGTGATACCTTGTCCGCAATAGCCAAGAGAACATTAGGTGACGCCAGCCGTTGGAAAGAGATCCAAAAGCTAAACAACATGTCCGATGCCGACGTGAAAAAACTCAAGATTGGACGAGTGCTGAAGATTCCTGATGCTAAGGCGGTGGCGAAAAAATGAGTATTGAAGTGATATTGGATAACAAAAACGGGAACGTGTGGAACATATCCGAGATCGTTTCCGGAATCACATGGAAGACATCAAGGTTCAGCGGAGCCGGTAGTTTGGATTTTACCCTTATTAAAAATGCGATCTACCAAGCGACAGCATTTACTTACCAAAACGGCGATGTTATAAGTGTCAAGAAAGATGGCGAAAAGGTTTTTTACGGATACATCTTTTCTATCGATGGTGGCAAGGACGAGGACGTAAAAATCAAAGCTTACGACCAAATCCGTTACCTGCAAGCTAATGACACGTACAAGTTTACCGGTGCTACAGCGTCGGAAGTGATTAAGCGTATTGCAAGTGATTTTAAGCTTAAAACCGGCTCAATCGTGGATACCAAGCATAAAATTACTATGCTTGAAGACAACAAAAAGCTATTGGATATAATCTATAAAGCGCTTGACTTGACGATTATTAACACCGGCAGCAACTATGTTTTTTATGACGACTTTGGCAGTTTGGCGCTAAAGAACGTTAAGGATTTGCTGGTTGATATATATATTGGTGAAGGCAGTTTGTTGACAGATTTTAACGTTAAAACATCTATCGATTCTGACACTTACAATCAGATCGTATTGTACAAGGACAACGAAAAAACGAAGAAACGAGAAAAGTATGTCGCGAAGGACAGCGCCAACATAAAGAAATGGGGCGTGTTGCAGCTTTACGAGAGCGTCGATGAAAACATGAATGCTGCTCAAATTAATAAGTACTTGGATGCGTTGGCAATAATAAAGAATCGAGAGACAAAGGAAATGAAAATAGAAGCGATCGGAGATATCAGGATCAGGGCTGGAAGTTATGTCCGCATACTCATAAGTGAGTACGGCATAAACCAGCCTTTTCTTGTGGACGCTTGCTCGCATTCCTTTGACGGGGCCGAACATATGATGCAGCTGGAGTTGAAAGTGATATGAATTTACTTGAACTCATAAAGAAAGCCGCAAGCGATGCCGTGTATGCTGCCAGTCCCGTAAATGTCGTGTTTGGCACTGTGATTAATACTAGTCCGATTGAAATAAATGTGGATCAACGTCTATCACTAACCGAGGAATTTTTGGTAGTAGCAGAAAGCACACAGGAATTAAAAGTAGAAATTGAAGGAAAAGAATACGAAATTCGGCGTGGTTTGCAAAGGGGCGATATCGTTTTGCTGCTACGCGTGCAGGGCGGACAACAATATGTGGTTTTGGATAGGGTGGTGTGACAATGATACCTGAAGGATCAAGTATTGAAGATGGACTGGAAGAGGTAGAGGAACCATCCAAGACGTGGTTGGTGGACTTTGCTTCAGGTCGGGTTGTGGGTATGACCGATAACTTGGAAGCTATCAAGCAGGCTGTTTTTGTGGCGCTGTCAACCAATAGATATGAACATCTTATCTATTCTGACGAGTATGCCAGCGAAATAAGCAGTCTAATAGGTTCAAATCAAACATTTATCGAATCCGAGCTTAAGCGCATGATCGAAGAGGCGTTAATGCCAGATGACCGTATTTCGGGCATTGAAAATCTTACCGTAGAGTATGGCAGCGATCAGTTACTTGCAAAGTTTACTGTTATTACATCTTACGGAAAGTTTGATGCCGAACAGCAGGTGGTGAAGTAATGTACGAAGATAAAACATTTGAAGCAATACTAGATCTGATGCTGGCTAGAGTGCCTAATGACGTAGACAAGCGCGAAGGATCAGTTATTTATAATGCTTGTGCTCCTGCAGCGTGGGAATTGGCACAAATGTATATGGAAATGGATGTGATTCTACATTTGGCCTTTGCATCCACATCCAGCGGGGAGTATTTAACACTTCGAGCAGCTGAGATGGGAGTAAATCGCAGTATGGCAACAAAAGCACAACGAAAAGGGATATTTTACGCAGCCGGAGAGGCATTAATAGATGTCCCAATCGGCACACGGTTTTCTATAAATGCTGTGAACTATGTAGTATTGAGCAAGATTGATACAGGGCAATTCATCCTTGAGTGCGAGACAGCTGGGGAAGCAGGAAATTCTCCAGTAGGTGCTTTATTACCCATAGATTATGTTTCTGGCCTAGCCCGTGCTGAGTTAACAGACATATTAACAGAGGGTATAAATGAGGAATCAGACGAAAAACTTTTAACGAAATACCAATTACGTGTCCAGCAGCCATCCACATCCGGGAATATCTATCAATACAAACAGTGGGCTATGGCTGTCCAAGGAGTGGGCGACGCTAAAGTATTCCCTTTGTGGGATGGTCCTGGCAGTGTAAAGGTCGTGATTGTAAATAGTGATAAGCAACCTGCAGGCCCCGCTTTGGTGGCTGAGACAGTCTCCTATATCGAGAAGGTGCGGCCCATCGGTGCAGCTGTAAAAGTAGTATCCGGAGTAGGCAAAGCGATAACCGTGAAGGCTACTGTGACCCTTGCCTCTGGTTACACATTGCAAAGTGTGTCGGATGGATTAAAAGCGGCGCTGACAGATTATTTAAAAAGTATCGCCTTTGAAATGTCTTATGTAAGCTACGCACGTATAGGTACTTTGTTGATGGGTGTTCCCGGCGTGCTAGATTATTCCGCGCTATCTTTAAACGGTGGTTACATCAATATTGCGTTGGCTGATGAAGAAATACCTGTTTTCGGCGCGGTAGATTTGGGGGTGTGATAGATGTCTTATCCCGATCAGGTGGACCAATTTACGGACAAGCTGAATAAAAAGCTTGATGGAAGCGTGTATGTGATTGAAGAAATACTTACGATCACCGGGGGATTATTTGAGGGGTTACTTGCACACGACAACATCACCAACAACAGCATAAGGGTCTATACTGGCCCTAAGCTAACCGGTAAGGAAATCACCGATTATGTCATATCCATCCCATCAGATACACCTTGGCGTAGATCCATAAAAATCTTTGCAGATGTCCCGAAGGTTTACGTTACTTATGAAACAGACGGTGACATCGTAGAGGCTGATGATATAAACCAATTACAGGTTAGCATCACATCGACGCAAGCAGAGATTGAGAGGTACAAAGAAGAGGGGATTATTGATGGTGGATATTTTTCGAGGGGGAAGTGATACATTTTGGCACAGCAAACAATACGTGTTCGACGAGGCACAAAGGCAGAATTAGTCGCTTTAGGTGCATTGTTGTCCGGAGAGATGGGTTTTTGTACTGATACGAAAGAGGTATTCATTGGGGACGGTACTGTAAATAACTTTGTGGGGAGAGCAATGTCGGGGACAGAGGCAGCACGCCCAGCAGCTGCTAATCTAGGGCGGTTCTATTACGTCACAAGTGGTACAAACTCAGGTTACTTGTACTTTGATACAGGGACGGCATGGCAACGTGTGAATGCACAAAAACTCTCTGAACTAACAGGAACACTTGATGATATTAGTGATGGCGCTACCTACGCAAAAGTTAAAAAGGCCGACATCACGAATGGACAAGTTAACAAAGTGTCAGATGGGACGAATACCAAGACAGCTGCAGAAATCAAAACGCACATTGACGATGCAACATTACATCGTAAGATTAATGATTCCAGCACAGGTATTATCGATTTATGGTCTGCTCAAAAAATTAATACCGAAATTTCTAACGCCATTCGAGGTTTAAGTTGGCAGGATAGTGTGGGATCCAGAGTTATTACTATTCCCCCCGGATCGCCAACTTTGAATAACAGGTACATCATCCCTGCGAACGCTACGGGAGTATGGGCAGGAAAAACGAATCAAATAGCCCACTGGAATGGTACATCATGGATTTACTATACTCCAACAATAAGCTGGGCTGTTTATGTTCACGATGAAAATAAAAACTACACATACAATGGAACATCATGGGCACGAAGCGGTGAAGCCAACCAAAACATTATTGCTGGTGATGGACTTGGAGGCGGAGGCCAAGCAGACACCGTAACACTATCCGTCGGGGCTGGGAATGGTATTACAGTGGGGACAACAACAGTCTCTGTAAAGGGGGCAAAAGGAATTACCGTTGATGCAAGCGGAGTGTCAGCAAACATTGATAATAGCAGTATTGTAAATGATGCCGCTAATGGTAACCGACTCATGGTTGCTGTAATTGATGGCGGTACATTTTAGGGGGATAGAGTATGCCAAGGAAAGCACTGATACAAATCCGTAGAGGCATAGAAGCAAATATCGGTACATTGGCCTTAGGTGAGTTAGGTTACTGTACTGATAATAAAAAGTTGTATATCGGGACCGATTCGGGGAATGTGCTGTTGGTGGCGGCTCAGACAGCCGGGGATATGCTTAAAAGCATCTATGATACTAATAATGATGGCAAAGTAGATAAAGCAGAAGTGGCTGAATCAGTTCCGTGGGCAGGTATAACGGGTAAGCCTACGTCTTTTGTTCCGGATGCACATGAACATAGTAGAGTACAAAAAATAGATAAGAGGGATAGAAAACCCGCCGACACATCAAAAGGGTACGCTGAATTTGTATTTACCTCACTTGGAGGAATGACGGGTGCAAGCAATTCTGATTATCAGGATATGATTGTGCTCAATATGTATCAAGATGTCTCAGGAGGTATGGTGAATGCCCTGGTATTTGATAAAAAACAAATGAAAATATTGCATTATCAAGCAGCACAGACTGCAACAACCTGGGGAGCACCCAAAACACTGGCCTATTTATCGGATGTTATGCCCAAGGGTCCATTAACGTGGAACCAACTTAAGGGGGTGTGATATGTACGGACAATATCAGTATGGAACCTTGCAGTATGGAGCGGAAACCGAAAAAGGAAGTCCAATAGACATCTTTACACCTGATCTGCTTGAATACCTACCAAAATATTGGTATGACATTACTGAAATGGTATGTATCCAGGACACGGCCGCCGCCGAAATTGGAACAACTAAATTTTCAATCGATGATGTTTTGAAACAAGTTTTTGTTAAAACGGCAACATGGGGATTAGAGCTATGGGAAAGGGAGCTGGGACTCACTACCGATAATACTAAGCCTTATGAGCGTAGACGAGAAATGATATTGGCGAAGCTGAGAGGATCAGGGACCACAACAAAAGAAATGATCAAAAGTGTAGCTGCAGCTTTCAGTGGTGGCGAGGTAAAGGTTTTTGAGTATCCCTCGGAATACCGGTTTGAAGTTCAGTTTATTGGAGTGATGGGGATCCCACCTAACATGGCCGGGCTTATGCAAGTGTTGGAGGAGGTTAAGCCGGCACATCTGACCTACAACTTCAAGTACTCTTACACTTGGTGGGATACGTTGAAGCAATTAACATGGCAGCAAGCAAACAGTAAGTCATGGAGCGAATTAAGAACTTATAAGGGAGAGTGAGCCTATGAAGACAACCGGGAATCTAGCGTTGAAGAAACCGGAAGGCACCGATATTGTTAATATCGATGACCTTAACGCGAATATGGATATATTGGATACGGAGGTGGTCAAGAAGGCGTCTGCTACATCTGATGGCAGGATAAGTAAAGAGGATTGGTCCAAATTAAACGGGATTGAGGCAGGGGCGAATAAATATGTCCATCCTGCAAATCATCCACCTAGCATAATTGTCCAGGATGCAAGTAACCGCTTTGTATCAGATGCAGAAAAGACTGCTTGGAATTCGAAGGAAACACCTACAGGAGCACAAGCCAAAGTAGATGCACACGCTAACCGAAAAGATAACCCGCATAGTGTTACGGTTGCCCAAATAGGTGCTGAGACACCTTCAGGGGCGCAAACTAAAGCAAATACAGCGGAGAGTAACGCCAAAAGTTATGTTGACGCAAAGGCATGGCAGAAACACAGATTAACAGATGATTCAGGTGTTGCTACTGTTATTGGAGACTTAAATTTAGCGGATAATACTGGTTATTATATGGGTTCTAACATGCTGAATGCACCTACTGCAGACTGGTATTACGTCGAGGTAATTAGACATAATCCCATTTGGTGTGTTCAAAAAGCTATTAATTTTAATAGAGATTCATTCTATATGAGACGAAAAGAAAATGGAACATGGAAGCCTTGGAGCCAAGACCTTTTTACATCTGTCAGTGACGGTAAAAACGCTATTGCAGGCGCGATTGCTGGCAAAGGTGTTCCTGCAAGCGGTAGCGACGCATTCGCAGTATTAGCAAGTAAGATTGGGCAGATAAACACAGGGAAAAACTTTAGATACTTAGAGTTCGGAGAGACAACAGGGTTCCAAACCATTGAACTTGGGTGGGAGTGGCAGGCAATACTATGTACAATTGAATACCCTGTCCCAGGAAGAGGATTGGCCATTATGAGAGGTGGATTTACTCTACAATCAGAAGGGAGTTATATTCCATATATAAGTCCTTTCGATATGACAGCAACAGGGTTCGGGATAAATTACTACGCCGAGGCGAAGAGAACAAGGGTCTATGCATACGGAAAATAACAAGGAGGTTTAACCATGGAAGAAACGTTGATTATTTACGACACAACAGGATATATCATTTATCAAGCATTTGGTAACTTTAGGGAGCCTGTCGGTATTCCATTTTTGAAGGTATCTATACCTGACGGGAAACGTGTATCAAAAGTAGACGTATCAGGAGAAACGCCAACGGCTGTATTCGAAGATTTGGCAAAGTCAGATATAGAACTTTTAAAAGTATCGAATGAAGAGTTGAAAAAGTCCATAGCTGAATTAACGATATTGATTGCAACGCCACAAATTTAAATAATGGAGAATGATGAAGATGACATTTACAAAAGATAGCGGATTGGTAAAGGTTTGGGTTAGCTTGGTGATGGCAGGAACATATAAGCTTGAGCAAGTGCCGCAGCTCTCTAATCTTAAGACAGTCGTTACAGAAGTGATCAACAGAACAGCAGCTTAAGCGCCGCCGATATGGTAGGCGCTATTTTTATGCCCTCGGGAGTCTGGGGGCTATTTTATTTGAAAAGGAGAATGACAATGGAAACGGTTTTGAAATGGTGTGTTGCTTTAATTACTAGCTCTGTAACATATTTTTACGGGGGGTGGTCGGCTGTGTTAGGTGCATTACTTGCATTTGTTATTTTCGATTATATCACTGGTGTTGTTGCGGCTGGATCCTCGGGAGAGTTAAAAAGCAAAAAAGGATTAATCGGGATTGCACGTAAAGTGTTCATTTTCGCTATGGTGGCCGTAGGTCACTTGGTGGATGGAATCCTAGGTGATAGTCATATGTTGAGGGATACAATTGCATATTTCTACATTGCCAATGAGGTATTATCGATTATTGAAAACGGTGGCCGGTTGGGTGTACCGATCCCACCAGTTATTGTACAAGCAGTTGAAGTATTAAGAGGGAAAGGCGGTGCTAAGAATGACTAAAGTTGTGGTTATCGACGCAGGGCATGGCGGTAAAGATCCAGGAGCAATTGGCAACAACCTTCAAGAAAAAATGATTGCGCTACATATCGCAACCGAAGCAGCTAAAAGACTAGAGCAGCTATATGATGGTGTGAAGTGTATCTTAACTCGATCTACGGATGTATTTCTAGAATTGAAAGAACGCACCGATCTAGCGAATAAAGCAAAGGCAGATGTGCTGGTTAGTGTGCACTGTAACGCCGGTGGCGGTACTGGGGGGTTCGAGTCATTCCGTTATACATCTGCATCGGCTGCTTCATCGGCGTTTCAAGATGCGCTGCATACCGAAATTATGTCCAGACTTAATCCGTTTGGAGTGAACGATCGTGGTGTGAAGGCGGCAAATTTGCATATGTGCCGCGAATCAAAAATGCCAGCAGTTTTGACCGAGAACCTGTTTATCGATGTTCTTGCCGATGCTAATCGATTAAAACGTAATGATGTCATAGAAGCAATCATTGCAGGCCATGTTGCCGGTGTGGCGAAATACTTGGGACTAAAAGTAAGGCTAGTTAACGTTACAAATTATGGAGAGGATAAAGATAACTTGACACTTACAAATTATCAAATGCAGGTATTAGTGAAAACATTAAATGATTTATTAAAAAGTGGTGTCATTACAGATAAGACATGGGTAGAAAAAGCGGAGCAAGGACTTCTTTCAGTTTCAGAACTAGCTTGGTTAATACTAATAATATTAACAAGAGCTAACATTAATCAGTAA